AAGGAGAGATGATGATAAAATCATTAAAACTTTTTGTCATGATTTTATTATTAAGTTTCAACGTTTGGGCGGCAGACAATAGTATCTACATTGATCAAAGTGGAGATAACAGTACTATTGATGTGCTACAAACAGGAGCAGGTAACGTTATACGCGGTATACAAGGAGTTGGTACAGGTAACACAACACCAGCAAAGATGTATGGTAATAACAGTGTAATCGATATCCAACAAATTGGTAGTACTAACACATTAAACTTAGGTTTAAATGTAAGTACAGCTGCTGGTCGTGCGTATGGTATTGACTTAACATACTATGTGACTGGTAATAATGGCACAGCAACTATTAACAGTAATAATTCTGGTTTAGGTGTAAGCGGTAGTAACTTCATCGATGTACGTCAAACTGGTAATAGTGCAAGCATTAACTTGAACGTATTAGGTAGTAAGAATGACTTTACTGCTGTTACATCAGGCGGCGCTTCTAATAGTATTACTGCTAATATTAATGCAGATGAAACAGTAAGTAATATCAGTATGACTGGTGGTGCAAGTAATACATTCACTGGTACTCTTAGCAGCAACAAAGGTCAAGTCAACGTAACCACTGTTGGTGCAAGTAATGGTATTACACTATCTCAAACTGGCACTGCTGGTACTAATGGTCATGCATTCACACTAAACCTAACTGGATCTAGTAACACATTTGGCGTTACTCAATCTGGAACTATTGACACAACAGTTAATGTATTGAGTTCTGGAAGCGGTAATACATGGAACATTACTACTGGAAATTAGTATTTCTTATATTGCTCTGGCCGCAACTCACACTTGCGGCCGTGGGTAGTATAACTGAACTTCAAAACGCTCCAGCAAACATTCAACGTAAAGGCTCTAGTCTTACCGGAAATAAAGGTATTGGCGTAGAGATGAACGACGTTGTCAAGACAACTCAAGGCAAAACTGGTATAACTTTTGCTGATGATACAAGAGTACAAGTAAGCGAGAATAGTAAGTTAGTCATAGACGATTTTGTATATGACCCTAATAGCAAGAAAGGCGGCAAGCTCGCCATGAAGGTTGCTTTAGGTACTGTTCGCTATGCATCAGGAGCAGTCGCACACAATAATCCAGATAACGTTAAGATTAATACTCCAAGTGCTACTATTGCAGTAAGAGGTACAGACTTTACTGCTACTGTAGATGAGTTAGGTAGAAGTACTATCATCTTGTTACCTAGTTGTCCTAAAGATTATAAAGATGTTATACTAGACTGCAAGACAGGTAAGATTGAAATTGTTACAGATGAAGGTAAAGTTATATTAGATCAGCCATTTCAAGCTACACGTGTAGATAATAGAGATAGCAAACCATTTAAGCCTGTAGTCTTAAATTTAGATGAGAGTCAAATCAGTAACATCCTTATATTAAGCCCACCAAAAGAACTTAGAGAGACTGATGAAGACAAATCTAAAAAGAAAGCTGATGCAAAAGGAGCATTAGATGTTGACTTCTTAGCAGAAAATAAACTTATCAATGTGTTAGAAAAGCAATCCGCAGAAACTTATAAGAGTAAGTTAGATCGTAACTTTTTAGATAATGACTTCTTAGCAAACATATTAGACATTATCAACGCGCAACTCGCTGCACAACTAGATCTATTGGGTAAAACCAAGAGTGGACTATTACCAGATTATATACCAACTTCTGGGGTACTAGTTGAAGTCGATGATCTACAAGTTACACTATGCCGCGAAGGTAATGGTGACGTACAGTGTATAACGACTCCCAAGAACCAGAACTCAACTATAACACAGATACAAGGCCCAGTAGAGATTAGGAATAGGATTAACAATGGTGGTAACACGATTATTAACGCTACTCAAAATTAGTCTATTATTATTTTGCTTAAATGCAAAAGCAGAAACACTAGGGACTGGTTTTGAAAATAATAGTATCGATGGGTGGACTGTATCTGGAACTCTAGGTGCTACTAAGAATACATGGAGTCAATCTGGAGTAGGTGTAGCTTTAACTACTGGAGTTACTAACTATAGTCCAGGTGGAGGTAAGACATGGAACATATCTCCATACGGCAGCTACATGGCTAGTATACAAGCAGGAAGCGGAGGTACTGTAACATTTGATAGTGCTATTGGTAGTTTAGGATTAACTGGAACAGAGAACACTGCCATCAAACAATACCTCACATACCAATCTCAAAATGGCGGTGGAGGTAACCCTACTCCGACTAATGCATCATGGATGAAAAAGACATTCACATTACAAACTGGTGTTACTTATACTATGGCATGGCAATACTTAAGTACTGACTACACTCCATATAATGATGGTAGTATCATGACCTTAGCTCATTCAAGCAATGCTAATATAACACCAACTTTAAATAATTTAGCACAAAGATATGCGTTGTTAGGGTTTACCAATCCAGGAACTGGTAACTATGCGACAGGAAGTTATGGTGCAACAGGCTGGCAAGTAGCTCAGTTTACTGTACCTGAAAATGGAGATTATACTTTAGGCTTTGCATCATTTAACCTTGGCGATACAGCGTTAAGTCCTATACTATTCATAGACGTTGTTCAAGGTACTACAACTCTTAATGGACAAACGTTTACACCAGTAGCGCCAAATGCCGGCAGTTCAGCACCACCTCCTCCAGCTCCAGGTCCAACTTATAGTTCTGGAATAACACCAGCACAAACGACTACAAAGAACAATGCAAACACGATTAGACAAGGACAACATGGTAATGAGATCTATGTCGAGCAAGCTGGAAATAATAATACGTTCGATATTCGTCAAGGTGCTACAACATCAGGTAAAGCTAGGATAGAACTATATGCGACTGGTGATAATAATACTTTTAACTTGAATCAAGGAAAGAACACCGATGGTACTACACCATTATTAGATAGTAATAATCATTATCTATACTTTAATCTAAACGGGAATTCAAACAATATTACAACTAAACAAGTAGACGGTACGACTGCAGGAGTTGGTCATTTTAATCATTCAACTGTAGCTGGAAGTAACAACAGTATCTTAAACTTACAAACTGGGTCAGGAAGTAAAACTCTATTTCAAAGCGTAACTGGCAATAACAATACTGTATCAACTACACAACAAGATTCTGGTCAACACTATTTAGATCTTAAGTTATCAGGTGGAGGACATAATGCAACAATACTTCAATCTGGTACAGGAAACCATGCAGCAACAATAGATCTTACTAACTCCGGAGGAGCGGCTAATATTAATCTTAATCAATCAGGTTCCACTAATCAAGTTTATAGCATACAGCAAAGTTGTACTAATGCTGCAGGTTGTAGTACAACTATCAACCAATAAGTGTCCACAACATGATTAAAACGCCTGATGTTAGCAAAAGTTCTAAAGTATATAACATGTTATCCTCCATTCTATATTACTTATATGAATAACTAGTTGATTTTGTTATGTTTTATTACAGAATTGTTACAAAAGTGCAAATATATTTCCCTATAAATAATTTTACTTTAATTAATTAAGATAGTATAATGTTAATATGAAAAAATTACTTAGCCCATGGTTTGCATTACTCACACTAGCTTTGTTAGTAAGTATTCGTGCGTCTGATCCATCATTTGTGCAATCAGTAAGGTTAAGATATTTTGACACACTAATCACAAGTAAGCCAGTAGTACAATCAAAACAAGTCCATGTCGTAAATATCGATGATAAATCTATTGAACGCCTTGGACAATTTCCATTTCCAAGGACCCAATATGCAAACATTATTGAAGATCTTTATGCTCGTGGGGCTGGTCTCGTTGTCTTTAATCTGTTTATGCCTGATAGTGATAGGTTTAGACAAGATGCTGGACTTGCTGATACCATCGCTAGACATCCTGTTGTCTTACCACAAGTAGCAACATCAGATAAACAAAAACCTGGTGCATTTAGACCAGGCGTTTCAGAGATTGGAGGCAAAGCCTCTGATTTTGCGGTAAATTATCCAGGCATTCAAGCCAATATATCATCATTTAATAGCAAAGCTGCTGGAATAGGAGTTGTGAATGTATTACCTGAAATTGATGGCGTTGTTCGTCGTATCCCTATGGTCGTTGCAAGTGATGGCCAATTGTACCCAAGTATCAGTCTTGAAACATTGCGTGTTGCCGTTGGAGACCCAAGTTTCCAAGTCAAGTCCAATGAAAACGGAATTGAAGCAGTCAGAATACCTAGTTTCGCAAAGGTTACCACAGACCCAATGGGTAGAATATGGGTTGACTGGAGTTCCGCGCCGATTGAACACAGTCTTATGGACCCACCAAAATCCTTCAATGGAGGTATTGTCATCGTTGGGTTATCAGCACGTGGACTTAATAACCCCGTCGCTACTCCAGGAGGAGCAGTCTTTCCTCATTATGTACAAGCTTCAATTTTAGATACTTTATTATCGGGAACAAGTATTTCCCGCCCTGATTGGTTAGATGGAGCCGAAATTTTCGGCGTGATTATATTATCAATCCTAGCAATCTTAATCACGAGGTGGAAATATGGCTTTATTCCTTTCATTGGTACTATGTATGGCATCTATGCATATTCTAGTTATCTGTATGGAAAACAACTTCTATTGGTCGATGTTAGCTTTCCTATTATTAGTCTTGCCGTCGTTTATATTCACAGTTATACAGTTAAGTTCATTAGTGAGCTTAATGCTAAATTACAAATAAAGAAACAATTTGGTACTTACTTATCTCCAGCAATGGTTGAGAAGCTACAAAAGAATCCTGAATTATTGAAACTTGGTGGTGAGACACGAGAACTTAGTATTATGTTTACTGATGTTCGTGGTTTTACAACAATATCAGAACATTATGGTAAGGACGTTCAAGGTCTTACTAAAATTATGAATAGATATATGACAGCCATGACTGGCAAGATCATCGATAATAATGGAACTTTAGACAAATATATTGGTGATGCTCAAATGGCTTTTTGGAATGCTCCACTTGATGATAAAGATCATGCATTAAATGCAGTTAAGACAGGATTGGAGATGCTAAATGACTTGGATAAGTTCAACGAAGAGATCGCTAAAGAAGGCATACCAGCATTCGGTATGGGACTTGGTATTAACACTGGCGACGTGGTTGTTGGTAATATGGGTAGCAGTCAACGTTTTGATTACACTTGCCTTGGTGATGCGGTTAATCTTGCTTCCCGTTTAGAAGGTCAATCAAAGAACTATGGAGTTCGTATTGTCTTAGGTACTATTACCGCAGAATATGTAAAAGATAAGTATTCAGTTGTTGAGATGGATACTATTGCTGTTAAAGGTAAGACTGAAGGTGTTAAAGTATTTACTATAGGCGATACTATTAAGTATGCACATGGAGAATTCTTAAGAGCTTACTATAGAGGCGATTGGAAACGCGCTACTCAATGGGCACAAGATCTAATTGATAATCCTAAAGTTACTATAAAAGATTATTATCACAAAATGATAGAAAGAATGGATGAAGGACTCCCACCACAATGGGATGGAGTCTATCGCGCAACGAGCAAGTAATGCGATTCTTATTATTACTTTTATTAGCATTCAATTGCTATGGCGATGATTTGACTGCTAAATCATGGCTAATAGCAGATCAAAACGGACGAATCATTGATGGTCAACACACTGATCATATTCGTCCTATCGCATCGATCACAAAACTTCTTACAGCAATAGTTATATTAGAATCAGGAGCTAACATGTCTGAAGATATAAAGACTGAAGCATTTGGTCCTATATCTAGACATGAACTACTTGATATGGCTATTGTCAGAAGTAATAATGTCGCTGCAACTTTATTATGTGATTCATATCCAACTGGTTATAAGATGTGTATTACAAGAATGAATGAAAAGCTACAAGAACTTGGAATGACTAAAAGTAAGGTATATGATTCAACTGGCCTGGATCCAAGGAACAAGAGTACTGCCGAAGAACTAGTTCTATTAGTTAAAGAGGCATCTAGGTATCCAGCTATTATATCATCCTCTCAAAAATCTGGTGTTGAAGTAAAGATCAGGAAAAGATGGGTCTTTTTCAGAAACACTAATCCATTAATAGGTATACGTCATGACATATTAGTCAGTAAAACCGGGTGGACACGGCGAGCTGGCGGCTGTCTGGTGATGTATCTATCAACCGATAAAGGCTACCGAACCGTGGTGATCCTGGGGTCGCAGAACACTCATACAAGGGTACCGGAAGCTGAATTTATTGCTCAAAATTACTAATAAAATCAACAACTTATAAATTTCACTAAAAGGTGAAATAATTGTTTACATTAATTCTTATTTAGGATATAATATTCTTATAGATTAAATAAAGGAGAGAAACAAATGGAAACAAAAAGAGATCAAATTCAATGGGAAATACAAGCTTACGGTATGACAAAAGCTCAGTTAAACCAAATGGTAAAAACTCAAGCTTTTCCTGGTACTGAAATGATGTTTGCAGCTGGCTTATTAAGCGACGCTCAACAAATCATGGATCCAGAATTCAATGATGAAGGTTGGGTAAGTCCTAAGACAGCTAACCAAGCTCGTCAATATATCAACTGTGCTAAAGCAATCATGTTTGATATTATGGATCCATCAAGAAAGGCTGCATAATGACTTTTACTTATAGTGATGAACTCTATAGCGATTTACACAAAGATGCCCGTGGTAGTCGCCCAGGCGATATTGGTTTTAATTACTGGAATTCATTGACTCCAGAACAAAAGCAAGTTCAATGGGACTCTTTGATTAAAGAGATGCAAGACAATTACACTCAAGAACAAATTGACCAAGCTAGAGCTATAGATGAGTTTGAGTATTTTGTTAGTGCAACTATAGAGTCTGGTGCTAAAGATCGTGCACAAGCAATTGAATGGATTTTAGAAGGCGCTTCACTTGAAGTCTCAGATTTTGACATTGAGCATTTCGAATGGAAGTTAGGTTTACCTTTTGGATATTTAAATAATTGTACTTTAAATAATATTTAAGTTATAATACAAATATAGGCTCTCAGCCAATCAATAAAATATATGCGGACTGATGCTGGGTCGCTCCTAGCTAGTAGCTTCCGATGGGTCAGCTACCTATGCATGGGTAGTTCCGAGAGCCTTTTTTAAAGTACATTGGAGGGGTTAAACTAAGGTACCTCTATTTGACCCAGTGTACTTTAAAAAATTTTATAGGAGATAATTATGTTTAAAGTAACATACAAGAAAACAGGAACAAGTGTAAATTTTTTTAAATGGTTTAAGACTGAGTCACAAGCTAAGATTTTTGCTAAAGCACTGGGTGATCGTTGTATTAGTATAGTAAAAGAATAAACCTGATCTGAAAAAAATTAGTATAGTTTAATTATAAGGAGACTTATTATGATAGAAAAAATTGATGGATTAAACCCAGACTTTCAACAGTGGCTTAAAGGAATATTACATGACACAGACGTGCGCGTTATTTTTACCAAAAAGGACGGAACAGAAAGGGAAATGTTATGCACACTTGCAGAAACAAAAATCCCAGAAGAGCAAAAACCAAAAACAGACGGCAGCAATTTTAGTAACGAAGCACAAAGAGTCTTTGACCTAGAAAAACAAGAATGGCGTTCTTTCCGCTGGGATTCTATTAAAAATATTTCATTCACTATATCATAAAGGTTTATTATGCAATTATCAGATCAAGACAAAGTTAAAATTAAAAAAGCAGTACAAGAAGCTTCAGATTCCATGTATAGAGCTGAAGCTGAAAAGTCATTACAAAAAGAGATCGTTGAGGATCTATTTGATACGTTTAAGATTCCAAAGAAGACTATTAATAAAATGATTAAGGTCTATCATAAACAGAACTTTAACGAAGAAGTTGCTCAACAAGATGAATTTGAAGAACTATACCAGACAGTTACTGGTGCAGTAGATAATGGCTAGAATCTTTGTTGGTACATCAGCCAATGGGGAAGACTCAGAGGCTGAACTAACATTAGAATATTCCCTCCGTAAGAATTCATCCTGTGCACCCGAAATCATTTGGATGCGGCAGATGAGAGATACATCATCCATCTGGGGTGGCTGGAATACTAAAAAATGGCACACTCCCTTTACCGGTTTTAGATGGGCAATACCAGAAGCATGTGAGTTTCAAGGCCGAGCCATATATATGGATGTCGATATGATTAATTTCAGAGATATCGATGAGCTATTTACTATAGATATGCATGATAAACCATTTATGGTTCGTGAATATAATGGTCGTTTGGAGACCTCAGTTATATTGTTTGATTGTAACAAATCTCAACAATATATTCCACCACTGGAAATTCTTAAATCTACTGAGAACCTTTCACAGAAGATGCAGCAAATCATTAATAAGTATGCTGGTAAGTTTGATCCTCGATGGAATTGTTTAGATGGCGAGATGAGAAAAGTAGATGATATATGGATCCTTCACTATACAAAGATGGCTAGCCAACCATGGCATCCAGCATGGTATAGAGGAGTGACAGAGGCACATGCTAGATCTGATATCGCTTTACTCTGGCATCAGCTTCATGGTGAAGCTATAGCAGCTGGGTGTAAAGCTCCAGAATATGAACCATTTGGTAAATATGATATTATTGGTAAATAAATCAGTTTACATTAAATCTAAAATGAGATATAATACTCTTATATTAATAAGTAAGGAAATGTATGGCAACTAAAAAACCTAAAGTAACCGAAGCATGGAAAGCTCAAGCGATTGCCAAAGGTAAAGGTGATGGAGCTCCTGTGGTAACACAAGAGAGTTATAAATCTACTCTTATGGCAGCTCTTGGTTATTATAATACCAATGCTGAAAATGCAGCAAGAGCAAATGCTGCTAGACGATATATTAAAGCTCTATCAAAAGAAAATAACGGTAAAGTATCGTTTAGAGATGTGTTATTTACTGACATGTACAAAGTCATGTCTGATCTTGTACCTGATTATGAACTTATTAATATCGGATCTTTATGTATGATTATGGAGAATAATGGATATGTTTCTCCTATTCATCAATCTGATATGCAGATCAAACTATATAATATCTACAATAAGTATAATGTACCACAAGTCGAAGATACTAAACCAAAAGCACCAGTTATTCCAATCGATCAACGTATGATAGAATCTGCCAGAGCTTTATCTGAAGATATTGACTATGCGATCGACACCTTCTTTAAGACCAAGACGATTAACTTCTCAACAAAGAACCATCTCTTGGCAAATAATGCATCTACACAAGTAGCTAAAAAGATATCTGACTACTATAAGAATACTCTAGATGAGCTTAATGAAGCTATTGAAGGTAAAGATGAACAACTTGTAGAAGGTTATTCTCATCTAACTAAATCTGAACTTAAGAAGTTTAGAGACTTCGTTCAAAGTATTATTGATGATTGTGCACAGCTTCAAGTTGTTGTACGCAAACCAAGAATTCAGAAAGCAAAACCACCAGGAATTATAGTTAAAAAACTTAAGTATATGAAAGAATTTGAACCATTAGGTTTAAAATCAATACTTCCAACAGATATCGTAGGCTGTAATGAACTATGGGTTTATAATACTAAACAGCGTAAACTTATTAGTTATGAAGGAGCCGATGGGTATGCTTTAACAGTAAAGGGTTCTAAAATTATTAACTTTTCAACAACAAAATCTCAGTCAAGAACTCTTCGTGATCCTTTAAAGTTCTTTAAAGAATTAGATATTGGTAAGCGCAACATTAATAATGCTGTCAAGTTTATTAAGACTAAAACAACAGTACCTAATGGTAGAATGACTGAAGATATAATTATACTAGGCGCATTTAAATGATTATTCTAGACTACAGCCAAATTGCGCTGAGTAACATATTACCTTTTCAGAATGACATCAAACGTCAATCAGCTGAAGAGATTAAAAACCTTATCAGACATACTACTTTATCGACCATAAAGATGTATAAGAAAAAGTACACCAAAGAATATGGTGAACTAGTTATTGCGTGTGATGGTAGAACTTATTGGCGTAAGGAACTATTTCCTCACTATAAAGCTATGCGCAAGGTTAATCGAGAAAAATCTGATCTTGACTGGAGTTTGATATTTGATACTTTAGCAGAACTGCGCCAAGATCTTATTGATAACTTTCCATATAAAGTATTACATATAGATAAAGCAGAAGCTGATGACATTATTGCATGTCTATCTAACTGGAGTCAAACTAATAATCTAGTTCAAGAAGGATTATTAAATTCTCCACAAAAAGTTTTAATCGTTTCTTCTGATAAAGACTTCATTCAATTACAAAAGAATGATAATATTCGCCAATGGTCTCCTATACAGAAGAAGTTTGTATCAGCTTCTAAGAAAGATGTACAAGAATACACAATCACACATATCGTAAAGGGTGATACTGGAGACGGTATACCTAATATCTTATCAAAGGACGATACTTTCGTTACTGGTGAAAGACAAAAACCTTTCTCAGCCAAACGTTTACCTGAGTTCTTTGAAAAAGGTATCGATGCTTGTAGGAATGACGAAGAAAAACGCAACTACCAGCGAAATCAGCAATTAGTCAATTTTGACTATATTCCTGAATATCTCTATCAAGAGATTATAAGTAGTTATGAGAATACTAAGCCAAATGGCGATAAGAATTCTGTAATGAACTACTTAATTAAACATCAATGTCGTCTACTATTAGACGAACTAGAGGAGTTTTAATATGGCATTAAAAAAATATCTAACAGAGATTCTTGACGAAATTAACAAGAATCCAAAGAAGCTTGAGGAATATAAGACAGATCCAGATATCGATCTATTGTTTAAATATGCATTTCATCCAAATGGCAAGATGATCTTACCTGAAGGCGAACCTCCGTATAGACCGGATGCTGCTCCCATGGGTATGAGTCCAGCTGTATTTAGACAGGAACTGCAAAGATTATACGTATTCTGTCGTAAGGATCTGACTTCTATTAAACGTGAACAGTTATTCATTTCACTTTTAGAATCTATTCATCCTGAAGAGGCTAAGGTTATGATTGCAGTTAAGGATCAGAAGCTAGACAAACTATATAAGAAGATAACACGTAAGATCGTGGAAGAGGCCGGAATCGTCCCTCCGTTAGCAACAGGTAAATAGTTTTCTATAAATATATAAGGAACTATAGGTTCTGGTTGGTGTGAATCCTGGTGCACAGGATTCAAAGTACATTTGCTATAGTAATCAATAACTTATGGAGTTATGATATAATACTATGATTAGGCATATTTTGCTCTACAAAAACGATAAAATATCGGTTTATTGTACTCCGGCTGTAGAACAACAGTCTTCTGCTAAACGTAAATCAACGTACGTTAAAACTTGTATTGCTGCGGAAAAGACACTAATTAAAAGTATTACCAGAAAATATCCAAATTCAAAAAATAGTCATTTTAAGTTCTTATTTAAAAACTACAAGAACGAAGGTATGCTTGGGACATGCGACTTGGAATTTGATAATGATATTATAGTAGAATTAAACGCTAATGCTATGAACAATCTATGTAAGACAGTTGGTCATGAATTAGTGCATGCCAGACAATTCCTATCTGGCCAATTGAAGTACAACAATCGTATAAAATACTTTACTTATGAAGGTGATAAGCACAAGTACATATACAGACGTCAGCCATGGGAACTTGAGGCTTACGCATTACAAGATCGTGAATCATTAAAATTGAAAAGGTGGCTATTAGATCATGCTCATTACAACCCAAAACTCAAAATTTCAGAAGTATAAAGCTCAAGTAGTAGAATTCGAACCACTCCCAGACTGGAAGTTTAAAGTATCGTATTATGATGATGAGGGTTACCTGTGCACAGAGATAGTAGAACATACAAAACTTGAAGGTGAATTTATTAAGGAGACATTATGAACAAATCAATCTTATTACAATCAATCAAATCAGTATCTGGATTCTTAGCAATATTTTTATTAGTAATTTATGCAATTGCTTTAGGATTACAGTATTATCCAATGGTAACTATTCCAGTACTTATGTTATCCATATTTTCTTGGATGGTATGGCTGGAATACAAGAATAGAAAAGACTTACACAATATAAGAGTGCAAAAACGAATAAAAGATATAATTAAATAATTGTACTAAAAACTCAATTTATTATATAATACTCTTATGAATATCTTTTACTTACACCATAATCCAAAAATCTGCGCACAGATGCATGTCGATAAGCACTGTGTCAAGATGATTCTCGAAACCTGTCAACTATTATCCACTGCTCATAGGATGTTAGATGGTGTTGAAGTGCCAGGTAAAACAAAAACTGGACGTAATATTAGACGATGGCAATTGCCTGATGAACGTGATACTATAATATATACAGCAACACATATCAACCATCCATCAGCAGTATGGGTAAGACAATCCGCAGAAAATTATTTATGGCTATTTGACTTATATGTTTGTCTACTAGACGAATATACATATCGATATGGTAAGATCCATAAATGCGATGCTTTACGAGTACCTTTATCTGCTTATCCTAAATCTATATCTACAAGCAAAAGATTTACCGAACCTACTCCAGCTATGCCCGACCAATACAAGGTGCCTGGTAATTCTATTCAATCATATCATAACTACTACAATGGAGAAAAGCAAAGAATGTTCTCATGGAAGAAACGAGATGTTCCAAGCTTTATAAATGTTCAATACGCGACCTGAAATAGAATTCTTTTCATTAATACCTGAAATTGCAGACATAGCACCAATAATTCCTGCTCATCAAGTCAAACCTAAATGGTTTGCAACAGCACAAAAAGAATTTATTGATATAACTAAAGATGATAATTTTGGTAAAAATAAATTAGTCCATACAGCAAAATGTCCAGGCATATTTAATCTAATTAGATATGGTTGGGTAATGACTACATGGCAAGATA